GTTTCATATTCATAGAATGCCACAATCGGATTACGGTGCGTCAAGTACCATATTTTGTTCATCAGAATAACCTCATTTGCCCCGCTTTTTCTTGATATTCGAGTTTTTCCAATTTTGCGCGACGGGTATTGTCTTCAATCGACATTTGGGTCAAGGTGATGTCTGATACATCAACCAATAACTCAAACACATCTTCAAATAGTTCCACTTCAACCCATACATGATCTTTGTTATTGTACCGCGTAATTTGCCCGACTGTATCACGCAGAGCATCCTCAAACTCTTTACCCCCGCCCGACACACCCATTTTTCCGAGTTCATCATAAACCTCTAAAACGGGAACGTATTGATAGGGGTCACTATAGAATTCTTCAACAAAACGAACTGTGTTTCCTACTCGCATTTCATTACCCCAATTCTAGCATTTCAGAAAAATCAAAATATTCCAACTCTCCCCATGAGAAAAGATGGTAATACTCGTCTACCCACCACGAGCCGAATAACACGCCCTCTTTCAACTCATCTAAGTGGTGAGACAATTTACGGATTGACATTGGATGAACAAACTCTACGTCGACAGTTTCTGCCATCAATCGCCGCGCTCTGCCCCGTGTCGGTGCAATGATAAACTCAACCTCAATCTCTGTTTCATAGCGAGGCCACATATCAATATACTCAACACAATGATTGTGTTCTAAGGTACAAAGAAAAATATCCATGATTACTCCAATCAGAACGGTATATCGTCGTCTGTGCCTGTTGGGGGAAGGGCTTGGTTAAGCGACGTAATAACAGTCCATGCCTCACTTACAGTATGGCCTGCTTTCATCCAATCACTAACGCTACCTTCGAGTATGCTAACAACATCATCGGGTGACAAACTGTGGTCTACTGACGCACGGTGTATCAGTAACATTGCGGCGGCGACTTCTGGACTTCCTTCTGTGCTAATCGTGCCATTTTCGATAGCTTTCTGAATACTACCGTTATGATGAAAGCTGTTGTATGTACCATCGCTGGCGGTATACAGGTCTTTTGTGAGCTTGCGTAACTTAGACAACCATTTCGGGTCAGTAGTTTCTGTTTCTGTGTTAGATTGCTGCGCGTGACTACTTCCTTGCCCGGCGCGTAATTGACGCAACCAAGCATATACTTTTTGCAGAGCTTCATTCATGCGCTGCTTTTGCTTATCCCAATCGTTGACTCGCCCGTTGCTATCTGCATAATCATGTTCTGTCCAAATCTGGGGCGCATCCTGCAAATACAAACTAATACCCCATGAGCTTGCAGCCCGCTTAAAAGCATCCGAAGCAGCGCCTTTGCCCACATTCTCATCATTAGCTTTGTTTGCCGTATTGCTACCGTTATTTTCACGATACACACCGCGAATAGTAATTCGACAATAGACTTCACTATATTTTTCAAGGTCACGGTGGCTATGATAATCCATTGACCATTCACCAAAAAAACGATTGTCTAAATGACGAACAATAGAATCGCGTTTCAGATAAACGAACCAACGCACCTTGCCGCTTTTGCTGGTTACGCCTTCACGGACTTCATGGTCTTGGTCAGGGAATACTTGATATAGGTAATCTCTGTCCTCTTGCGTAAATTCTGTCATCATTTCACCTCGTTATATATATCTATCATTATACTATATGTTTACTAAAAACTTGTTAGATTTGAGTACGAATTAGGCCGCAAATGTCTCCATTTGTTCGGAATGCAAAAGGCGATTAATCGCCACTTCGGTGTCCGCAATATCCTTTGTGATGATTGCTAGTTCGTCCAACTTATGCGCTGGCATATATTCGCCTACAAGTCGATGCGATTTTGCGACTTCCTGCATCAAGAGATTGATTAAGGTTTTCAATCGTTCACGGTCTGCGTTATCATCCATTTTCTAATTCTCCCCGCATAGCCAGTCCAATGAATTGCAGCATGTTCCCGTAGTTTTCATCACGGTACATTTTAACTAGTACCTTTTCATCGCTGGTCAACTGTTCAAAATCGAGGGTTGGAATATCTTCAAAGAGATCCGACAGAGTGCAATCAAAGACCGCCGCGATTTTTCGAGCACTTTCGATTGTGGTATATCCCTGCCCTCTCTCAATCCGAGAGAGATTACTAGGCGCTATACCTGTTTTTGCTGTAAGCTCTCTGAGCGACCATCCTCGCAATTCGCGCAATATGCGAATTTTCTTTCCGTAATCTTGTGCCTTGTTATCATCCATTTTCAATCCTTTCAGGGTTGTATACAGTTCTGAGGCGCGGTGTCTTTGGCATCGCGCCAGCGTGATTTAGCTGGTCTGCTATGCTGTCTCCAAAAACAATTTTATGGCTTGCACAATTGGTAAGACCTGCTGTGGTACAACAGCATTTCCGAGTGATTTAATCCGACTTACGCGATTTTCTCTGTTCCCGGTAACTCGCGGTGGCTCATAGTTGTACTGTGTTTCGTTTCGTCTTGCAGGCCACTGTCCGCTATGTCTGTCCAGCCCTCTGGATAACCCATGAGCAACTCGACCCAATCGGGATTTAAGGCTTGCTGCCTTGTCACGCCTTTGTCGTTTACATCTTTTGGAAGGCTTTTTTGTTGCTCTAATGAGGGCTGTCCCTTCCAATCTCTTGCGTTTGGCGTTGCCCATTTTATGGCGACCTCTGTCTCTAATCGTCGCTTGGGGTTGCCCATTTTTACCTCTTTTTGAGATACGCCGTTTTTGCTGCTTACTCGGGCTGTAGGCCACGCAAAACCATCTTTCTCTTTGATGCGGTGCGCCAATATCGGAAGCTCGTAGAGACAACCAGATAGCATCATACCCGATTTCGGAGAGTGAAGCTGTAACGACAAGTCCGGGTGCTGGTTGCTGGTTTCCGTGTTCGTCCACTGTGGGAACATGGATTGCTGCAACATTTTCCAATAAGACGACACGGGGTCTAATGTCGCTAATAAGGCGTAATAGCTCAAACCATAATCCGCTTCGTGTATCTGTGGTAATGCCTGCTCGTTTACCTGCAATTGAGATGTCTTGGCAAGGGAAGCCGCCAAACACGACATCAACGTGACCCACTTCGGCTTTTGTGACATTGCGAATATCTCCTCGTAATTTTGCATTGGGCCAATACTCTGGCGCATGTTTTTTAAGTACCTGCTGGCAATAGCTATCTATCTCACATTGGAAGCGAATATCAAAGCCTGACCAACTAAAGGCCAAATCAATACCACCAATCCCTGAAAAGAATGAAGCTGCTGTAAACACCATTATGCACTCCAAATCTTGTCATCTGGCACACGCATATCCTTAATAATTTCATGAGCCATTGCCATCGCGTCTACAAGAGTTAGCTTGCCTAACATAGCAGAGCTAGAACGCAAGCCGTTAGCAATCGCACCTTCAGCATCGGCTAAGGCACGTAGAGCATCGGCGGTCAGCCAATCCCGTGCTGATTCCATGTCATCATTCCAATCAATATAATTCCAATCTTTACCCGCCCGTCGCTTGGCTTCGGCTATGAACTCCTCATAACTAAGATTGAATAATTGAATACAGACCAGGTTGTCCATTACAAGTTGGTTTGGGTTTTTCATCATGCGCCACCTTCTAAAACGTAACGGTTCTTGATCTCCATGAACCGATTATGAATGGGTATATCGTCGTCGGGATTGTCCGGGTTATATTTCCCTTCGCGGATTTCAGCGCGTACAAACTTGTCAGCATACACTTGTGCCTTAATTTCAATCACACTCGTATCGTAGGCATCTTCAACCAAACAGTCAGGGATATGGTTAGACTGTTTGTACGTGCGAACTTCTAACCACTCAATATCATAATAATCATGCCAACCGACCTTTCCAGAATAGGAATATCCAGTAATCCGTAGCATGTCCCCATTTGAATATAGTAAATCAGTTCCTATTGGAATTTTGCTCATTATGCACCTGCTTTCTTAAATCGTAATCTATTCGCCAGTGTGGTAGCGCCTTCGCGCTACCTGTTCTCTGCTAGTTTCCTTGCGCTTCGGTTTACTCATAGCGCTAATGTCAGTTTTTTTGACATCTTTCATATTTTCGCTAAATCTGCAAAATGTGTATGAGGGCGATTGAAGCCCAATCGACAAGTCCCAGTTGAACCATTGCGTTGCTTGGCTACAATCACCTCAGTTTCCCAAAATGGGTCACCTTTCATAGCATCGTCATAGTAGGCATCGCTATATAAAAATGTCACCACGTCTGCATCCTGCTCCAAGTTGCCGCTCTCACGTAAATCGCTCAATAGAGGGCGTTTGTTTTGACGTGCTTCTGGACTGCGCGATAATTGCGCGGCTGCAATAACGGGTATATCTAATTCCATTGCCATCTCTTTGAGCATTCGGGAGACATACCCGACTTGCTGATAACGATTGCTGAATAATTCGTCGCTTGGAATAAGCTGGGTATAGTCGATAAACACTACATCTAATCCGATGCTATGCTTCAATTTTCGGCAAGCCGCGCGTATCATAAGCGGTGTTGCATTATGGTCTGTAACGCTAATCGGTAATGACGATAAATCGCCCGCAGCTTGTATATACCGCTTTTGTTCTGGTAATCCCATGACGCCCGATTCAATCGCCTGATTGTTTATTCCTGCCAACTGGCTCACAAAACGGGTTACGAGTTCGTGCTTGCTCATCTCATAGCTAAACCATGCGACACGCTTACCAGACTTTGCAATGCTAAGCGCCATATTGCCCATGAGTGCGCTTTTGCCCATGCCGGGACGGGATGCAATGAGATAGAAACGTTTCTTCTGTAATCCACGCAAAATAGCATCTAGGAACTTAAACCCCGTTGATACCCCAATCATCGTATTTGGGTTTTTCATACGCCATTCAATCGCATCCATATGGGCTGCAACGGCATCATAAATATTAGATAATTGGCCCCCGCGATTTTGTGCGCCAACATCTAGTAATTTAGCGGAGGCATGGTTCAAAACTTCTGTTACCACATTGCTTTCATCTAGTGCCTGCGTTCTCAATTCATCAGAGAATTGCAATAGCTGGCGACGAATAGCTGTCCGCTCCACCAATCGCCCGTAGACCTCCGCGTGCATGGATGTCCCTTGACTATTAGCAAGCTGGATAAGATAGGCGCGACCCCCAATGCTTTCAAGCTGTCCTTTGTTCTCTAATTTATCTGCTACTGTAATCAAATCGATTGGTGTCTTGCTATCATCTAAGTCAATCAGGGCTTGCCAAACATAATTGTGGCGCAAGAGTAGAAAACTGGATGGCTTAAGGAAAGCGCGTAATTGAATGAATGCCGATGGGTCAATTAAAACTGAGCCCAAGACGGCCTGCTCTGCTTCCTGACTAAATGGCGCACCCACTGGTATGTTGACATTAGCTTGCCCGTTGTTTTGGCTCATCAGTCTCTCCCCCCTCTTCCGCTTTGAGGGCATCCGCCCGTGCGATTGCTTCGGCCTCTTTGCGCTTCATTTCTTCATACTGCATAATCGTTCTATCAATCGCGGCTTGGGCGACGGCATCGGCCTTAGCTTTAATATCATCAACCTTAGATTTCTCATTCTTTAAAATGCCGAGAATGTATTTGTATGGTCTTGTGATATTGCCCTTCCCATCCGCAAGCTTTAATTGTCGCTGGCGCTTGTAACTTTCAATCGCGCTATGCCACTCATCCAGCGAATAGATTAGACTGTCTTCTTTGAGCAAGTTCAATTCATTGATAGTCAAAACTCCGACGTGTTGCTCATATAATGCAACAACCTTTGCCAATACTGGATTTTGCGGTGTGACCGACTTGACTTGCGGCTCGTCCGCAGTAGTAAGTTCTGTTGTATTCTCTGTAGTATTCTCTGTATTGGGTTCGTTATGTTGTAACAGGGGGTCTGTTACGCTGTATACCCCCCCCTGTTCTGGTATAACAGGGGTATGTTCTGTTATATCAGGGATAGGAATAACCTTTTTATCAGTTTCCATCGCCTTCATTTTTGCTGCAAAGACATCCCAATTAATCCGAATGAATGGGGTTTTATTGCCCTTTTCCCCATGCAGTTCATAGATAATAAGCCCGGATTGTTTGAGGCGGTCTAAGCACTTACGAACAGTCTGTGCCTTGATGCGACATTCTGCATACCAATCGCTGTGATTTTTAGCTACCCATAAATGCCCGTCACGTTCCCGGCGCATCCGTGTATCACCTGTTTTGTTGCTTGGTTCATGCCAGTACATGATTTGTGAAAATAAGATAGCGTCGTACATGTTTCCATTGCACAAGTCAATAAATTCAAGCGACACAAAGACACCCTCTCTTGAGTGTGAGCGGCTATGAACATAACCCCTGGCATATTCATTTGATATATAGTCGAGTGCTGTCATGACGCCGCCTCAAAAGGTTTATTTATGGCATCAGACAACTTCATACCATTCAATAAATCTGTAACGGTGTCTGGTTGTTCAAATTGTGTTCTGAGGATGAGGCCAATAGTTGATTCGTTATGAACCTCAATCCATTCTCTCTTGATTTCAATCTTGCTAAATGCCCGATACTGTTTATAATGTTCTCTGACAAAGTACACCCCGAACAGTTTCACAATATCAAAAGTTATTTGATACAAACGAGCCTGACCTATGCAGTACCATTGTTCCGTTGACATCTCATGTCATCCTTAAAATATATCCTTTTCGTTAGAATTTTCTATTCACTCTTGCATTAACGGGTCAACCTATGCTATGCTTATACATAACAGCACAGAAATAGGTTTTCCCGCCTACTTGTGCAGTGCAAACAGATTGTATACCTTAGCCATGCTTGCAACATGGCTGTTTTGCTTTAAGGTATATTCATCTATTCTACCACACTCAATAGTCATAATCAAGTCAATATTTTATTAGAACGTTTATTCGTCATTTTCTGGTAGCCCTGCCAAGTATGCTAATAGCTGATACTGGCGATACTGGCGCTCTCCAAGTATTTGTTTTAGACGTGCTTTCATTGCCTTTGGATAAGTCGGTGGCGCGATTTTCATTCGTAATTCGTACTCTGTGACAATACGTTGCCATAGGCGATACAACATCATTCACTCCTGTTCGTTGGTTGGTTCTGCTTGGTTGAATACATCAGTTATCGTTTGTGCATCCTCAAGGCTGGCATAATAATCCCATGCCATATCATCCCTGCTATCACATACCCACCATAACTCATCTTCAAAGTCGATATAGTAGCGTTGCGAGTAATCACGCTCTGGCATATCGGCATACTGTACGCGCTCATTATCCACTATGTAATAACCACAATCGAAACAAATTGTATCATCGGCTATGATGCTGACAACAACCTTATCGCGGATGTAGCTGAGTTCAATTACGCCGCTTGCTATATGTTCGCTACCACATTCAGGACAGACCATCACTCACTCCTGTTAAGCTGCATAAGCTAGTAAGCCGAGTGCCATTAGCTTGCGTCTTTCGAGACGATCTTGTAATGAAAGCGTTAGTTTGTCCGTGCAATTTCGCATAAGATAGCTGGTCCTGGCGCACTCGCTAATATCAATGTGTCCCAACTGCCGCCGCAACCAAAAGGTATCAACCCAGTTTATCATTGAGTATTGTTCCGAGTACCTTATTGCCGAATAGTATTTGTGGTAGAGTTCTTTAGTCATCACTCACTCCTGTTCTGTCTCGCTGGCGTGATTTTGTTTAGCATCTACCATTTGCGACCAACACCATGTAAACCATGATCTAGCGATTGAGGGTTCTGAATACAGGAACGTTAGCATCTGCTTATTCTCGGCTTCGAGTTGAGCGATACGTACTTGTGCCTCAGCAACCCGTACTTGTGCCTTAGCATATCGGTCAATTGCACCGCGATACATCATCGTGCGGCAATTTGGACATTCGCATATTTTATCCATATCGGGCGCGCCCATGATTTCATTGCAATTCGGGCAATTATATTCACTCATGCTGCTACTCCTGTTCTGTCTTGTGTAACCGTTTCGTACAAACGAGTAATATTGTTTGCAGGGGATTTATAGACTGTTATCGCCGTGCATTGTAGCTCAACCACTGCGAGTGCTTTCTGTTCATGTCGTAATCCGCGAGGATAATAATAGCAAGATATAAAATTGCTTTCATCCAACTTGACATAAATACACCATGAACCATAGCGCGATTGTACAAATTGAGTTACCACGCCGCGCTTGAGGGGCTTGCCGTAGGTATCCAAGCTCTCTACCCTATCGCCTACCTTAAATGGGTTTTTAATGAGTTGCTGGCGTTTTTCAAGCTGCGCCGCTTCGGTGAAAGGAATAATATCAAGCCGTCGCGCAAATCCTGTATATTGGTTTTGTGCTTTTCGGGATGCCATCATGCCACCGCCTTTAAGATAATATCAAGCTCTGACTCAGGTCTAAAAATAATCGTGGTCTTGGCTTCTTTCTCGACCACAATCGGAACACGTATGCCGATATAAGTTTCGCCGCCCCGCCCATTGATGACATACACCACCTGACGCGCGTTGCCTTTGTACATGACATAACCATCTACCTTGAATGACATTTCTTTTTCTGGCTTTGGCAAAACTGTTACATCTGTATCAGTCTTAGCTTGTGCCTCATGAATGAGTTTGTCACGGAATAGGCTGCACATATAAGAGGCTTCGCTACTTATGCGACCTACGCCTACGGCTATACTGGCATAATGCTCATTCAGGTCAGCATCGACGCGGCTATAAAGTTTAAAGCAATCTTTCCATTTCATCAGAATATGAGTGCTGTAATGCTGGCGATTGACCCACATTGTTACATAGGTCAGATGCTTAATTGTTTCCACTGAAAAATCAATATCGTACCAAGCACCCGTTTTGGTATTCTCGAAGGCGACAATCACACCATTCATGCTATGCTGTACAATCACGCCTTGCAGATAATCTATTATGTATATCCGCATTTTGGGAGATTGACGAAATTGATAAGGGCGGCGGTCTAATTGTGTTGCATGACCTACCTCATCAATAGAAGCTGTTGGAAGTGGAGCTTTTGGTGCTGGCGGTTCGGGATCGGGCTTATCTAAGCTATCGAAAACCCGTTCCATCGTATCAATGCTGATACGATGCGATTTAATTACCACACCAACATTATCATCTTCATAACGGGGCTTGTTGATTTCGATAGTATAATGGTCTTCACTGCCAGCAGACAATAAATCAGCATAGTAGAATAAGCTGTAAATAAACTCACCATCTGACCAGCTTGTAACAGACCGTTCCTCAAAGTCTGAAAGCCACAAGTCGCGCATGATTTCAAGATTTTCACGCGGGACTTCGATGCTAATTGTCTCCGTCTTGATTGCGATTGTTTCTGTGGTTAAAACTGTACTCATAATAATCTCCTACTCTGCCCTAACTATTGAATGTTGATTCATATTGTTGGCGATAATAGGCAGCGCGTTGGCGAACCATGCGTCTAATGAATAGGGGCATGTTACGTGCTTCAAATTTTTTAGCTTCCCAGTTTCTAGCTTCTAATAGTAATTGAATGCGGCTCATAATCTTGTGTCCTGTATGCTTATTTATCAACTTATATATAGTATAGCAGAAAACTTGTTAACTGTCAACAAGTTTTTATACTTTTTTTACAAGTTGATTATTTTCGTGGCTCAGGAGGGCGACCACCAACAGACTTTTCATAGGCTTCTGCACTGGCTTTATCGACCTGCCAGATAGACCGCTTGCCCTCTCCAAATTGGCGACAATTTAATTCACCTTGACGACATAGGCGCGACACAGTGGATAAGGCCACATCCATAATTTCGGCTGCCTCATTGGTTGTAATCCACTCAATCGGTTTTTCTTGCTCACTCATCACATTATCCTTTGTGTCTTGAAAATATGATGATAATTCTAGCGCGGGGTTGCTCATGTCGCTATTCCTCGTTTTTCCGCTTACGTTTATTTTCAGGTATCCAGTCCATGCAGATTGCACAGATAGCAATACCGCATAGGCCAGCGAATAAGATACATAAGATTTCCATCATGCAGCCGTGTACTTACTAAGTTTGCGGCGATGTCGGTCAGTAACGCGCTTCTGTGCAAAATACAGGTCACGCCAGTACTCAACATCGTCATATAACAGGTTGACTTCCTTACGATGTGTATCTTGCTTATAGCGCAATTTATTTTCTAAATCTTGGATAATCGCGCACAATTGCAACCTGCTTAATTTCTCGGTATTTCTGTGATACGTGCCTGACATTTCATTTCCTCTTGTGCAATGTCTTATAATAAAACGGGCGCTTGTTTTTGTTTGAGATCTACTGTTCACTGAGGGGGAAGCGCCCATCCTCGTAAGAAATTTTTAAAGCGCCTCAGTGTGCCTACTTCTAAGTTCAGCACACTTAAGCGACTGGCTTCATCGCGGCTGGTGTTGCATCTTGCGTATCCACACATCCTTGCGAACATGCTTCTTCTACTCCCAGCTACGCTGGACGCGATTTTCCACTAAACATTGGTCTTGTTTAACTTCCGCGCATCTTCGGCTACGCTTCCAATACACAAAACATATTTAGCTGCCGGATGTATCCTACTAACCAGACTGGCCGATTTTCAGATACCCTCGTAATAAATTTTTTAAAGATACATCCGCAGGCGCTTACAACATCATCATTTAAGCGCCCTTGAATGTATGGCTGGTCGGGTGATCCCTGTTACGTTTTCGGTTTCGAGCCTACTTCGTCCACCAACCATGCTGCAAATAACATTGTTTTCTATCGCCTTCACAGTTGTTACCGCAGACTAATGAGGATACAGTACCCATCAACTGATTGAGATTTGTAAATTAGGCTCTCAATTAACCCCATGCGGATTTTACCCGCGCCTCGTAATAAATTTTTAAAGTGGTGGTTTCTTCCGGGATAAACCACCAAAGCCCATACGACGGTACTACATTCATATCGAGGGCAGCTTATAAATAAGCCCACAGTACGTTTAAACTGTATTCCCGTTTTAACGCCCTCACGGGATGCGCCCTGTCGGAATTGAACCGATTTCTCCGTAGGTTTACATCTAGAATTTTCCTACAGCGACTTACCAATAGTCCATCAGGCTATAAATTGGTCTGCCTATAAGTTCAAGATACATTCACACACAAAATCGTCAATTTGTTAGGCAGACCATCCTTGTAAAAAATTAATAAAACTCACCGTATTGTAACTAAACATTAAGCTTGTATCCAAAAATCTTTGTTATCATAGTCTAAGGGTTTAGCATTCGTGCTTGCCTATGTGGCGGTGGTGCGGGATTTCGAGTTCGTTGCACCGCCGCCTGCTTATAATAGACACTTACCAATATAACAGATATTCATAATATAAAACATTGATATATAGTTTGAATATTATCATGACCTGTTATACATATTACGACATTAATTGTGATGTTGCAGTCCACACAGACAAGCTA